CCTGTGGTTGTGGTAGAACCCACTTGGGCAGTGTTGGGTTTCAATCCACCTTCCAATTGGAAGTTGAATTTTATACCGCCTAGGTCCGGTGAGCTGCCTCGGAATCCTAATATGCTAGGAAGTAGGCCACTCTCTCCAGCTCTAATTACAGTTTCTGAACCAGTGTCAAAACTCTGAGCACCGGCATCTAGTCTACCGTATATAGAAACAGTTGGAGCAGTTGTTTGAGCTTTGGCAGAATCAGTAAAAATCATAGACAATACAATTGTCATTGATACCAACACGCCTAAAGCGATAGTTTTTTTATTCATTATTTTTCTCCTTGTTTCCTACTTGGATATATCCAAGTAAAGATTCGCAATTATACTCTAAATTGTAATACTAGTCAAGTGCAAATGCGTGACAATTACCATTTAAATTTTACCAAAAACAATCGGGGTCAAAACCTTTGCACGCTAACTTACGCTGTCGCTTATTTTTAAAAAATGCGCTGACGCTGCGCTTATTGTTCTTCGTCTGAATGTAGATCGTTGAGCAGTTGTCTTAATTTACTGCCTTCCACAGTGGCTCTAACTTTACCAATTTCATCGCCTCTAGTAGGATCAGGTTCTGGTCGTGCATCTGCAGGAGTGTTTTCTCCAGAAATTTTGCTCTTTTGTTTCAATGAATCATACACAGTGGATGTTTGTTTTTTAAATTGATGTTGACCTTCTTCTTCAATTAAATCTTTGATTCTTAGAGTGTCCACATCAAATTCAAGATCCACTTTCTGTCCTACACCGCTGGAACTTCTAGTTTTCATAAACTGTACTTGATATCTTCCACGTTCTTTCATTGCTCGACTTGTGAATATACCAAACACGTTGTCTGCTGTTTGTACTTTGGATAATCCACCCGCTATGTGTGAGTGATCAAATTCAATCTCTTCCACAGATGCTCTATTCAACTGCGATGCTGTGGCCATTAACATTTTTGATTCTACAGCTAAATTTCTTAATTCTTCTGACACGTACTTGTCTTTGATAAACAGATCTGCTGGTGATACTTTTTTACTCTTTGGCATCATTAGATCTAGATAGTCAATCAATATACAATCTATTTTCTTTTTAGTTTTAAGTTCTAATTCTTTTATGTATGTTTTAATATCTAGCACAGTGCTGCCTGATGGTAGATATTTGATTTGTAAACCACCTGCTTTTTTAGCAATCATTTTGAGTTTCATTTCAACATTATCAATTTCTGGGAATATCTTTCTTGTGGGTATATTAGTAATCATTGCATCCAATCTCATCGCTACCAACATCTCACTCAATTCAAAACTGATATAACAACAGTTCAATCCTGCACTAGCCCAGTTAACTGCTAGATTTTGTAAGAACAAAGATTTACCTGCTCCAGAGCCTCCTGCAAATATGTTCAACTCTCCACGATTAAATCCGCCAAATAATTTTTTATCAATATTCACCCATCCTGTACTAACCTGCCCATTGGAATTTTTTAATCTCTCTAATCTACCTCGAGGATCATCAAAATAATCTGTACCTATGTCTCGAGTCAATCCAATATTGACTGCTGCCTTGATTTTATCTTCCACTGGAGCATAATCACCGTGCTCCAAAAGATCTGCAGATTCTAATATGGCTTTCTCTAATGCCTTGTGTCTAGAGAATGTTTCAAACTCGTCCAATAACCATGTAAAGTGAGATGGATCTAGATCTTTTGCTGCTTTTAATTTAATATCATGTTTAGCATTGACTTGCTCTACTTCTGGTAACACTTTATATTGTTCGACGTAATCTTTAATAAACTTTGCAATAGGTTGTAGTTTTCTATCAAAACTATTGCTGTCGAAAATATTCTGTGCTCGTGCAAATGATTCTGCATCTGCCAGCAGCATTTCTAAATATAATTTTTGTACATCAAAACTGTAATCAGCCATATATTTTCCTTCTTAAATCTATCTTCAATGCTGAGGATTCTGTAGATTTAAGTATTGATTGTAATGTGAACAATCTACCATATTTTAACACAGCTTCTGCCACATCCACAACCGATTCGTGCCATTGTGGAAATGCCACACTCCAACCAAACTCTTTGGCTTGATCTATGAGTTTTTGTCCTGGTTGATCTCTATCCGGTACCACAATTACCTGTCGGTTTAATCCTTGTATCAGCTCTCTTTGTGTGTCGTTAATCTCTGATCCTAGAATAGCCACACCACCTAATGTTATGGCATCAAACGGTCCTTCCATTACCAATACAAATTTTCTTTGCCAATCTTGAGCATCCATGTTAAACACATAGCCTGGCTGTGTCTCTGTATAATATTTTATCTCTTTGTTTCGAGTATCGAATAATCTTCCTGTATATCCTACTACTTCTCCGTGCCAATAAAACGGCACAATCACTCTGCGATGGAAATCAGCAGTTTGGTCTGGAGAATAATAGAAATCATACCACTCAGGTGCTATGCCTCTACTTTTTAAATAATTTAATAATTGATCTATTTTTTCATATTGTGCAGTTGTAAGATCTTCTGCAACATATTTTTCTAACCAATGTTCTAATTTAAAACTGTTCTTTGGCAATTCTTTTTTTTGAAATGAGACGAATTTCTTTTTCTCATACTTAATATCAGCTTCCTCATGACGCATGGCCTCTATAGCTAATTTTTTGATTGTGTCTTCAGCGACACCTAACCAACTCATGAGTGTTTTCATTTTGGTAGATAATTTTCTACCAATCACATAAGATGCTGTATAACCACAATTGAAACAATGATAACTTAAAGTACCATCCGCTGAAGTCATTACTCCTCCTCGTTTCCTTTTATCTGTGGATTCTCCATTATACACACAACAAGGAGCATTGAAACTCATCCATCCTGACGGTGTCTTTTTTCGGCCAGCTGGTAATGATGTCAGAATTGTAGACTGAATCAGATTCATTCTTACAGTTTAATGCCTATAGAGGATTTTGTCAACTCGTCCGGTATTACCACTAGTATTACCCCAACTGAATCTCACGTTCTCGTAAACTCCGTTGAAATTATAATAGGTAACTGGATCACTGTTACTTACAAAAGAAATATTAGCAATATCAAAATAATCAGCATCGCCCGGAGTAGAAACCATTGTGCCTTGTATTCTCAATGTACCCACGAAAGATTTTTGATATATTGCTATGGTATGTAATGCTACATTGTTATTCGCCCCAGGGTTTGCTTCATAGGCAGAGCTAGTATAAGTCAACGGACCCGTGGTACTAGTGAAAGAATCAATTGCGGTACTGTCAATCATGTCAGGATAAGCACCATCTAATATTTCCACAGTGCCGGCTGCATTATAAGCAGCATCAGCAAAAGTTACTGTCCTCACAGTGGAATCATCTGCGTCTACTTCTCTAATGGCATAGTTGTAAAATTTTGCATCAAGTCCTAACAGATCTCCTTCCGTGATGGTGAGGTTTGCGGAACCCCTTGGTCCTGCTGTAATAGATACAGTTTCTGAAGGAACAGCTTGAGTGTCAAATGTTACTGTTAATGTAGTATACCCAGAAGTTAAACTTTTACTAATATTGCTGATTATAACAGGACCTATTAAAGATGTACCTTTTATTTGATAACCAATAATAAAAGATCCTGTGATATTTGCATTAGGAATTCTTATTGTTATAGTTGCGGCTGCAGTTGATCCATCCCCATTTACCACTGCTCCTGTGGCTTGCACAGTGTTCAGTACTTCTAAATCTTTAAAAATTGCAGATCTTTGATTTTCAGGGTCAACTAAAGTAAACTCAAATTTGCTAGATGCTATATCCTGTGCTTTTTGATCTTCGTTTTTAAACGTGAAAGAGAGTGGGTTTGACACTCCTTTGTACAGCTTTAATCGTCTATCGTACACCATTGGATTCCTTCCATGATAACCAGTTGTGTATACAATTACCACGTTCTTTAGTAAATACCTTGATACAGTTTGCATAGTTCATTGCTCACTGTATTTATTGAATATACTATGAATGAAATTTTTGAAACCCTAAAGACCAAATTCCCATTCTTATCGCTTATACGTAAAGGTGATTTGGAATATGTGGGCATAATACAGAATCAAGATAATCAAGTAACGAGCTTCTATGATTACGGTAGGATTATGTTACCAGCTGATAAAATGAAGTTTTTAAGATTGGGAGAAACTTGGTGGTGGGAATCTAACAGAAAAATACCAATTAATATATTTCTTAAGAAAGATTTTGTTTATTTTAGAAGCACGATAGTCACACTATCCACCAAAGATATAAAAATTGTACATGGTCCTGTGGTAAGATTAGATGATATATCCAAGAAAAGAATCAAACGCAGAACTATACAGTTGATGCGCCGACCAGTTTAATTTTTCTTTTTCTTTTTCTTTTGTTTGGACCATCTGTTATCGTCCATGGTCTTAGCAAAGACAGCAATTGAAAGTGTAATGCACACAACTGTCAAAATCAATAAAAGTTCACCCATCAGTCTCGATCCTTGTAATATATATATAGTGCTAGAGCACAGATTAATCCTGTGCTAAGTGCTAACGGTCCTAAACCAATGTAGGCAACTTTTTGTGATCCAGAGTTATTCCACACAGTTTGGTACAATAACACAGCGCCAGGACCCAGTAACAACCAAACTATCGGTAATATCACATACTCAGGAAGATTTCTTATAAATTCAATAATTTTTTTCATCACAGTCTATTTATAAGAAAGATTTCTATGTATTCTTGTGTATGAGATTCATCTGTACTACAATGGCTTGAGCGTAGGCCACAGCGTGTGATTTCTTAAAAAAATAACTGTCATCTTTGGGTCTTTGCCAAACTTCTTTCAATATTTCAGACCAATACTTGTGCATAAGATTTCTTTTGGCCGGTCTTATGATTGCTAATACTGCTGCTAACTGTTCTATATTCTTTGGTTCTAATTTAGATACAATATCAAAATGTCCGTTGATATGAAACAGCCGATCTACAACATTTTTATCTTTTAACATGTTCCAATCTGGCTCTTCCAACATTAACTCTACTAATTCTTGTTCAGTTTTTAAAACTTCATAAAGGTTTACATTTAATAAATCTATTTTAAAATAACCACGCTCTTCTGCTTTCTTATAATCAAGACTGCAACAATTATTAATAGGATCCACAGGTACCTCTTGAAAGTACACACCTGTCTTATGTTTCTCTACATCGTCGTCCTTGATGATAGCGGCAGGCACATGTTTAAAAAGTTTCAGTGCTTGTTCTCTATTTGCAAAATCTATATCTACATCAGGCATTAGTTGTATTTCCTTCTATTGGTTGCTGATCTTATCAATGAACCTTTTTCTTTGTCAATAAATTCTAATATGTCTAGTGTTAATTTATAACCTTTGCTCTCTTGTGCGGGATTGTTCACTTCTGGCAGTATCACTTGACCAATAGACCCATCTTCTTTGATCACTATGATTGAATCTCCCACAGCAACATCTATACTCTCTTCTATTGCAATCTTACTACTCAATTTTCGCCTCCCGTGCTGTCTCTTGCACAAATAGAGCATCTGCCATATTGGTCTTAAATCTGTTTGACCAAAATTCTGGATTAATAAATCTCTGTACCATTTGTAATTGTTCGTCTGTGAATGATTTTAACATTTTTTTACCAGCTGAACAACCGAGTACTAACCATGGAGATAATTTGCCAGTTTGTATGTGTTGCACTGCTCGAGGTGTATTAACCAAACGAAAATAATCTGCCCATTGTACATTCTGTTCCTCGGCCCAATCCATCATGGTTTGTATGCTTCTTTGTAGAGCTGCTTCCACTGGTTCTGTTTTAAGTGTGTCTATGAGATAAGCCTCGTAAAGATCATCTCTAGCCCAGTTGTCTAATTTAATTCTAGAGCGTACCACATAGTCCACATACTTCTCTGGATATAGAGGATTAACATGCATGATGTATCTGCCAAATTTTACAAAAGCATTATAGTATGCGCTCTTACAAAAGTCTTCGTAAGTTTTTGGTTTTCCATTATTCTGATGTACTTGATAAAATTTTTGAAATACTAAGAAAGCATTCTGCACCCATTTTTCATTTTTTTGTAAATGTCGACGTTTGGGTTCACACACGTGAACTTGAAGAGTTCTTTCTTTTGTAAAACTCTTGCCGCAGAATGTACAGGTGTTAAGATTGCTTTCCATGATCCTCTAGCAGTTGTTCTAGTTCGCCGTCGGTTATGATCTTATCTAATGTTTCTAAATCTGACTGTTTAGTATTAGGATAAATGTCCATTAAAGTTTGTAAAGATTTGTTCGGAGTTTTTTTCATAGGTTTGATCCATGGATGAAACTGTTGTTTTAATCCGCCACACATAGAAGTCAACTGCCAACAAAGTTTTTTGTGTTTGCCGCTTAATGTAAAAAGATGTTTATTAACAAATTCATTGATCATTTCTACATAATGTTCTTGATAGAATCT